TGCCATCATCGAGGTGACCGGCTTGCAATCGTGTCGGCGGTTCACTTCCAGGTCCAATCTTCCGGTATTTGATTACCTTATCCGATCTGCCGGTAATCTCGCTTACAATGGTGCTGGCGTCCTGGAGGATGGGTTCCACCGCGCTGGTCATGGCGTGGAGCTTGATTAGGGATTCGTAGGCATTGAGTTCCCGTTGGATTTCAACCAAGTCGAAGGAAATGGAACGAGGGAAGAAAATGGTCGGCAAGCGCAGGTATTCTCCCATGGTCAGGGGATGTTCGGGGAATTCCCACTCTTCCTCATGGGCTACTTTATCGTTGATAATGACATTGTAGTAGCCCTTGGGAAAATCCTTGACCTTGTTGGGGGCCACATACATTTCGAGGACCATGCAACTGTCTTTTACTTGAATAGTGGTATTGGAATAACCGGTATACCAGAAATTGAGAGCGTGTTCGTAGGTGACGGAATAACCATCCGGCCAGATGGCATCGGGCTGGGCCTCGAAATTCCAACGGTAGTGGATGGCTTCCAGGGTTTGGCGATTGGCCCATAACATATCGGGCGAATCTTCAATGGAGGTAGAGCCGGGACGAGGAAAAGCCCATAGGGTATTTCCAATATCGAGAGATAGTTCATAATTGTCCTGCTCCTCCATGACGGGATTGCCCTGGTCATCCATTTGGTCGCCCATGACCTGGGTATCGTCCAGTTCCAGTTCGTTTCCGCATTGAGGGCAGAATTGGGGAGGCTCCTGGCCGGGAGGAGTGACGTTGTAGCTGTCGCAGTTGGAACAGAGTGCTCCCTTGGTGGATTGCATTCCCTGGGCGGGAATATTGGTCTTGTTGTTCTTGACCCGGATGATGGAAAACATGCCCCCGCAAAGGACAAATAGCTGGGCACATAATCCGCTTTTATCCAAGGTGGTCTTGAATTGGTGCTTGAGGCCCTCTTTGATGACGATGTATTCGGATAGCTTGGTGCAGACCTGGGAAACCATGTTGGCCTGCGGATCGTCCTGGGGCTTGGGGACGGCTTCAATCTCAGGAATTTGGCTGAAATTGCTGGCTACGGCATCCACGGTTGGGCTGAACCTGTTGATGCGTGGACGAGGTACCCATTCGTCGGTGGGTTGCTGGGGCTGCCATACCTTACGGGCATCGTCCCAATCAATCCAGCTTTGGTTGGCGTAGAATAGAAGGGTTTGCCAAACGGATTGGTGATAGACGATGTAAGCGTTCTTCCTATCGTTCCATTTATCCTGAGTGTATTGGAGAGCTTTGTTGGAATCAAGCCCACTGCCGACACCAGGGTCGGAATCGCCCTGACCTTGATTGCCAAGGCCAATGGCTCCCTTAATCGCAGATAGGAGAGCGCCCATTTACCTTACTGGCAGCGCCATGCGCCATTGACCCTGAGGGCCATTGCGCCGGTGGAAGCGCCGGTACAGGGAGATGAGGCCGCGAGGCAATTGGAACAGTAGACGATTCCACCATTGGGATAGGTGGCGGGAAGGTTGGCAAACACTACCGAAGTCATCATGGTGGCGATGGGGAAGTTCGCTAGTACGCGAGCATCGGTAATGGTGGCGCAAGTGGAAGCGTTGCAGGTTACGGTAGCGAGAGCCACTTCACCCTGGGCCGGAGTAAGCAGAGTGGCAGGGACACCGGGCTGGTTTGGAGAAGGAGTGCCGGGAGCGGTTACTGCGGTCTTGGCATAGGTAGTGTTGTACTGGCAATTGTAGACGATGAGGAAACTGGTGTTGGCGTAAAGGCTGAGATTGTTCTCGGGAATTTGGTCCTGGCCGCCAAAGCAATAGACAGGGCCGCCATCGACTTGCATCAGGAAGCCGGAGGTATTGGTTACTGTGCCAGCCGCCCCGGTGGTGGTGGTAAGAGGAGCGAAATTGACAGCGGCAGCGGCAAAACCCAGGGGAGTGGAAGCACCGTACTGGGCATGAGTCTTGTGGAACGGGAAGAAAGCTAATGATACTGCCAGGACGAATAGAGTTGAAATAGCGGCGATTCTCTTGATGTTCATTGATTCTCCTTAAATTTATCGGTGACTAAATTGGGGTCCTTCCAGGGATTCGACATATTGACTCTTTCCATGACAGGTGGAATGGGTTGGGGCATGACAAGATCAATATTGGCCTTCCTGGATAGGGCCTCCATCAACCTGTCAATTCTTTCGCAGTCGGTACTGTGGCGCTTGCGGAGGACGGCAATCTCATCTTTTAAGATACTGATGAGATCGTCCCGTAATTGGTCCTCGCGTTTGGTTAGCCACAACATTTATTCACCATCACTGCTTCCGGTATCCATGGCTGGGCTAATTGCTGGAGCACCGCTACCCATGTGCAGGCCGTGACGACGCCCACCTTGGGCGAAATAGTTGGGCTTGCGGAAACCATCGCCGCTGGTGTCCTTTTTGCTGGCAATGGCTCCGCTCAGACGGCTGGGTCCGTGGGCTGCGTGCATAAGCGCACGCTTGAATCCACTGGAAGAGTGGGGTCCTCCGGTATTTGATCCCTCCCCATCTCCCATACCGCCGCGATCACCAACAGCAGTACCATTAAGAGAAACACCGAAATCAGCAGTACCACCACGGAAGCCTTGACCCGGATCATCTTGGAATCGACCTCCACCGTTCATTCGTTGGGATAATGAGAATGCCATTAGTCTCCTCCACGTAAGCGAATATTGGTATGGACCATTTCCTCTTCCTTGGCCAGAGCTTCCACGGTGGCCTCGGCCTGGGGATCGACGGTACGGATGAAATCGGGAATCTGGATGGTTTCACCCTTGCCATTAATGGGGAGAGCTAAGATTAATAGCAATCCACCGGGAATCTTGCCTTCGGGGTCAATTACCTTGTCAACCTTTACGAACAGGTCCTTGGACTTCCAGTAAAGGGTACTGCCGTTGTGGATATTGTTTCCAATTCCATCTACTATTTTCATGGGCTTACTCTCGCTTTCCACTTACTCTCCCCTTACGGTCTTATCCTTAGTGTATATACTCGTTTTCCATCCTCATGGACAAGAGCGTTTCCGTACCTATTTTCGATGTACTGGCGGAATTCGTCCGAGTCGGTAATGAAGATGGCTTCATACAGTTTGAATTCCCTGGAAGTGGCATCGTCAATGGCAAAGTCAATGAGACTGTCGGCAATCCTGCGACGTGATAGACCATGACCACAGTTGAGTTCGTGGACAATGCCACCGGGACGCCAGACAAGGCAGCCGTTTGGAGGGGAGCCGGAGACGACAATCCTGTCCCTGTCGAATTGCACATCGCCGGAGAATAGGCGTTTGATTTCATTAGGTATTGGCTGTAATTGCAGCACGATCCCCATAGCTACCTACTGTGCCACCGGACTTGGGGCCTTTGGAACTGTTATTGAAACGGCCTACAACTCGCTTGGCCATTTTGCCGCCGAGGTTACCGGCACCGGGAGTGGGATGGGCTTGAGGATAACGAGGAGAATGGGTATGACCCGGAGAAATAGTGTTAGTTAAACCCTCGCCATGGGCATTAACTCCAAATCCACCCCTGGTGGTACCGGAAGTGGGAAGATTATCCCTGACCTGGACACCGCCACCACTATTGGGATTGCGGGTTTCACTGGGGAAGGATTGCCGTCCAACGGGACTGATATTCCCACGATTGGCGGGATTGCCGGAGGAGCCGCGTCCACCATGAATGGAAGCCCTTGCGTATTGTTTCTTGCCGGACTGGTAGGGACCGCCCCGCTGGGCATTGGGAATGGATTTGAAATTACGGACAGCGGGAGCGGCAGGGCCACCACCGCCATTGGGGTCGGTGAAATTATGGCTGCCTTCGTTATCGATTTTGGCTCCCTTGGGCATTGACATTGCTGGCCACTTAGACGGCATATTCATCCTCCAAACGCTTTCCCATACCCACCCTTCACCGGCTTGCTTTCCTTCCGCATGTAACTTTCCTTGATGGCTATTGCCTGGCGGGGATTGGTCACAATGGGACCTTTGGGGCCACTGTGAAGTTTCCCCGCCTTGAATAGCGGCATGATTTCATTGGATGGCATTTACCTCAATCCAATTTGGTAATGAGCATAGATTCGTTTCATTCTCCAGAATCGATACCGGGATAGAAATCGTTTGAACATTTAACTATGCTTAATGGTGCCATCCGCTTTCAATACCGATGCTGTTGGGGTGGATGGAGGAACGGCTGGAGTCGTCGGATTCGGTGGTGGTACTGCCGCCACATCCGCCGTATTGATGGATTGGAGAGCGGTATCAATGGCCGTGGCATTGGCAACTGCCGTAGCCAATTCGGTTGGATCGACACTGACTCCGGTACCGGGAGTAAGGGATTTCAAGTAGGCCAGTACAGCCGCATTGGAAGCCTGGAGGGCCACCAAATCGGTTTGCACGGAAGCCAAACTTGCATTCAACGGGGACAGAGGATCGGTTGTGCTCATAAGAATCAAATGCTCCTTTTCTTCAATTCGATTTAACTTCTCCAAAATTTCCCGGAACAGTTTAATGATAATCATCTCATTCATTGCAATCTTTCGGGGAACCAGGTATTGCTATTGCTACCGCCACCGGGGAACCATTGGCCGGGATTGGGGTCCTGACCAAACTTTTTGTCGAATGTGGCCATGGCCTTTTGGGCCTTCTGGCTATGGGTATCCATGAATAGAATATCCTTGCGGGTAAATCGGGGAGGTTCCGGCCTGGACATGGCAATGTACCGCTGGCAGTCGAGCCAGTGGTCGGGGCCGACATACTTCTTGGTGCCATTGTCGGACATGACGATTTTCCACCCGATTAGTTCCTTGATGCCCTCTCTATTGTTGTTGCGAACAATGAACCAGGATGGAGAAGGGCGGCTATTGGTAATGGGATGAATATGGGTGGGTTTGACATGGAGATATTCCTGGAGCAAATCGACTCCGGCCTCCATGGTATTGTGGGCCGCCATGGTGGGCAATCCTTCCCGCCAGTAAAGGTCCTGGATGGAAGTGAGTTCATTATTGGCCATTTGGGTCTTGGCCTGGGTGGAAGGGTCAATCAGGATGTAATCGAAATGGTCCAGGGCCGGCCATTGGTTGAAATTCTTTCCGGGATACTTTTCGTCCATTTTGCCGCAAAGAATCGCCCATTTGGTGACCAATCGCTTGATGGCCTGACAGTGCTCGCTGACCCTGCGATTCTGCTGGTAATAGGAATCGAGGGAGAATATGTTGCCATCGGGATCAATGCCATTCACAACGAAGCAGGTGGTCCCGGTGGTGGCATGGTCGAGACATCCAATTAGGGATAGATGATTCAGGAAGCCAGCGGGAGGAACCTCGATACAATGATACTGTTCATCGTATTCCTTGAATACCTGTCCCTCGACACTGCCCCAAACTCCATCCAGATATTTCTTCACCCATATTTCGGGAGTATTCCCGTTACGCAATTCCTCTTCCCAGCCGGGAGGAAGGTAAACGTTATCGCGGGGGAGGGAACGGATAAATATCTGTTTGCCATTGGATACCACGGGCTTATGGTCGCCAGCCTGCTCAATGAGGGACTTGAAGCGATCTTCGACCCAACCGGCCTCCGGGTTGGTAGTCAATAGGGCCATGAACGGAGGGAACTTGCCATTGAGGGGGTGAGTTCGACACTTCCCCGTCCTTCTATCCATGAAGGGGCATTTGCACCGGGGCAATTCCCAACATAGCTGGGCCAAATACATCAGGTAGGTGTTTTCCTTTATTTCCGACGGCTCATCGATCCAAATCCACCCGGCTTCCTTACCTTTGGACGATTCTTCCGCCGTCTGATCGGATAGACCGGAATAGACAATCTTTGAGGGCACTCCGCTTGTTCGGATAGTAATCCAATGTTCCGTATGGTTATGTTGGAGAATGAGTTCCGGTGGGCATACCCTCAGGAACGTTTCGAGCGTGGATTCGCGGAGGTCGGTCAAGTCCTGGCGAAGAATGTAGCCCTTGTTGCCGGGGAAAGCGGTGGACAGGGCTATAGCCTTCATTGCCCCCACCCAGGTTTTGCCCCCGCGCTTGGCTCCCCCGAACAATTGCTCCTTTTCGTCCGCATTCAGGAAGTCCTGTTGCCGCTGGGACGGGGGCTTGCCGAGGACGACGGTGGTTTCGCCACTCACTTATAGTTCACCGGGAATCTGTTTTCATTCAAACCTTCACGTCCAATCTCCGGTTGGCTTCCGCCACAAATTTGTCCCGTTGCCCACTGGTACTAAAGAATCTCAGTTCCCACTTATCTTCCACCACGGGGAAGATGGCGGCGAATTGATCATCAGCTATGGTAGCCCTCCACCGTCCAAATATCGGGGCAACCGGAACATAAAGTACTGGAACTCCGGCTCTATTTACCGGAACAGTTCCAACCGACCCCATGCCCTTCACTGGAACAGTTTCATTCATCTTTTCCCCCTCTTGATTCTTTTCACCAAGGGAGGAGCCACATTTACTTTATCGCTAACACCGTGGCTACGTTCACTAACTGGTATATATTTAGGGCAGACGGATTTGGTAGAGCGCGTGGGAGGGGATACGCCGGGGTCCGATCCCAGTACCTTCAAGTCTACTTCACCCATCCCCTCAGTTATTGGTTGAGTACCATTATCAATTGGTTCATTCTCACCCGGAATCCAACGCGGCGCCTGCCCGTGC